ATTTGTTGGTGGAGATAAGCGGGATCGAACCGCTGACCTCTTGAATGCCATTCAAATAAGTGTTTTTATTATTTTCTCTAAATTGTTGCCTATTTTCGCATTTTAAGCGTTTTAAGGCTTTGTTTTTGCCGTAAAAGTTATTATATTTCATGGCAAAATTTAATAAAAATCGTCCGAAATGCTGCAAAAATGCCGTCTATTACAGACGTATTACAGACATTGTTTATTCCACGTCCACAATCCCGAAATAATACGCTGCCATCTTTGCATTGGGGCTTTTCGCGTCCTTATCGAACAGAAACGCCTTTGCCATACAAGCGTAAAATTCGGGTGTGCCTACGTTATATTTGTTGGCGACGGTGCAGTAATCCGAATACATCATGTTCATTGCGACGTTCCAGCAATAATCGGATATATGATCGAATTTTACGCCGATAGACTGTGCGACTGCCGTTGTCTGCGCGATCGTCCAGTGTCCGCCGGTCGTGCCGTCGTCGTTCAGCATTTTAGCGTTCCATGCCTCCGCGTCGTCACGAGTAAATTTACCTGTGCGGCATAGACACTGTTCCATGCTGTCGATAGCTTCCCAGCAATCTACCATGCCATGCACTGCCTGATACGTCCGTTCTGTAGACGGTGAGGCCATGTATTCAGATATGGCATTTTCAAGCTTTTCTTTGTAAGCTTTAATTTTATCTTTCATGCCAGTTTCACCATGCTTGCGCAAACGTGGTTGATTGTACCTGCTATGCCGCTTATGGCCGCGCTGATAGTGGGAGCGCTATTGCAACATACAGGAATGTAGATTGTAGTTTCAACGTGTAGCGTGTAAATGTTGTTCGCTACAGTCGTTACCTGTGCATCAGCGCAAGGCAGCGCAACGGTATCTTTAAAGGCTTTAAGCTCAGCTGTACCGGCTGCGTCAGCCGTGAATACAACATCATAGCTGATGCGATAAAGGCCGCCGGACGCGACTACAAAGCCGCCTGTGACGGTATCTATCGAACAGCCGGTATCGGTGTTCAGGATGCCCAGCACGTTAACGGGCGTACCGGCAGCCACAAAGGTCTGCGCGGTGTTGTTGTATGCGTTCTGTGCGCTTTTGTAATGCGCGTTTTTCAGTTTAGAATTGCAAGCCATAATTATAATTCCTTTCTTAATTAAATATTAATAATGCCCGTGCAGCGTTTACCACACGGGCTAACGCTGTTAAAGCGGATAATCATTTAGGGTTATGCGCAGCAACCGCCGCCGCAAAACGGGGACATACCGGCGTTGTAAGTGTAGCCGTTGGGGTAACGGACCACGCCATACATGCGATTATCCATTTCAAGGCTGGCAATACGCGCCGACTGTTCGGCAACGCGCTGTTCAAGCTGCGACTTTTCCAGCGCTGCAAACTTTGCTTCAAGATTTGCGTTCACGCCGTCAATCGCTCGCTGTGTCTTGCAGCAGCAGTCGGCAAGCTGTGCCTGGATGCTGTTACCGGTCTGCATAATGGTCATGTTCGTGCCATTCTGAGCAAGCGCCATCTCTTTACCGAGCTGGCCGATGTTGCCCTGCACATCGTAGCCAAGATTGCAAATGCCGTTGCCGATATTGGTAAGGCGATCATTAAGCAGGCCAAACTGCTGGCCGAAAAGGATCTCCTGCTGTGATGCAGCGGTTGCATACTGGCCATAATCACCGGCGCGGTTAAAGCCGCCGAACATCATAAAGAACAGGAACAGTACAACCACAAGCAGCAAACCGCCACTGCCAAAGCCGAAACCGTCGTTATCTTTGTTGCCTACAACGGATGCAAGATCGGATAAACTGTAATTATCCATCGTTTTTCTCCTTTCGTAGATTTTTTATAATAAACCGTGTCGACCCGGCCTATTTCAGAAACTGCATGAAGAATTTTGCTTGTTCTTTTAATTCTTCAAATTGTTCTTTCGTCATTCGCCCTGATGTTAGAAGCTTTTCGATTTCCGCGCCTGCTTTTTCGGGTGTCATGCCCTGCGCGAATTTGCGAAATTCAGCTATCATTGCAATAGGGTTATTCGGCATTCGCTTTCCCACGCTTTGCCCTAACATCTGCATCATCGGATTTGCCATTTAATATGTCCTCCAGTCGCTTTATTCTGATTTCAAGATCATTTACGTTTACTTCGGGCGCTGGCTGATAAGGCGCGATGGAATACGGCGTTATCGTCGGATAGCCTGCGCCGTCAGTTGTTTTCAGCCACACTATAGGATCGTTTTCATCCAGCAGAAGCACCGAGCTGTCAGCGGCCATCCTGAACGCGTCAGCGCCGTTTCTGCCGTTCACTTTGATAACTTGGCATCTTTGCGGCATCTGCGCTCCTGTGCCCATCTGTGGCGTGTAGGGCGGTGCATATCCATAGCCGTTTCCGTAACCATACATTCCGTTCATGGGTTAACCCCCTTTATTTTTTCTGCCTAAATCATCGCATAAAAAAAGCCCCGTAACGTGTCAGTTACAGGGCGATAATGTGTCATAAAAAAAGAGGGTAACGCATAATGCGCTACCCTTTAGCTATGTCCGCTATTTTGTTTTTGATGCTGCGTATACGCCGGTTGATCGTTTCAACACTGCAATGCCGCCGGTCGGCTATTTCGATGATGGATAATCCGTCGGCGCGTAGATTAAGTATCGTCTTTTCTTCAAGCGTAAAGCCGCATTCAGCTATCAGCCGTTCGCGCAATGCCGTTGGAAATTGCAGCTTGCATTTTCGCTTCGGCTGCGCTATTTCTTTCAAGGCTTCCATTGTCACCGCCTATCAAAGCTTCATAGATGATATCGGCAAGGTTTGCCGATGCTTCGTCAATGCCGTTTATCCGGCAAAATTCTTTGATGGTTGCAGTCATCAAACAGCCTCCGTTTATGGTTTACAAGGGATTACTTATCACACTTCGGCTTATCGTACTCCATAGCCTGCTTGCTGTCGCTGACTCCGGCGGTCGTCGGGTCTGTGACTACGCCGAGAATGGTAAGCACCGCGAACAGCGCGTTTACAACGGCCAGCAGCTTGTCGCCCAGTGCGTCAAGCTTCAGATCGATGCCGAACACAGCCGCCACTACCTGAATAAGCAGCAGCAGCGCCGGGATGAGCGCGAGCCAAAAGGTTTTGTTTTTAAGTCTTACAGTCCAGTTGATTTTCATAAATGTGCCTCCTGTTAATGATGATGATTTTTCATGTCGTTTTCAAGATCGCTTATGCGATGGTTGATTACCTTAATCTGTTCCTCTACCACAGGCATACGCTTTGCAAACTTGTTGTGCTCCCTGACCTCTCGTGTCAACTCGATCACCTTTGTTTCCATTACCGCCTGAGATTTGTTATTGCTGATAATAACGCCGATAAGCGTCAGCACGCCGGTTATGATAGCTACGACTACACTTTCAACCATTATTTTTTAATTATCCTCTCGCAAAAAATTATCGTCCTGAGCATATCCTCCGTCAGGTCGATCACGCCGTTGCCCTTGCCCTTGATTATGCCGTCCTGCATGAGCTGCCTGACGGTGTCGCGGTAAAAGCCCTCCGGCACATCCTCGATCTTGTTCCATCTGACCATTTCTTCATCCTCGCTTTCTGCTGTATATTTCGGCCTGCCGAAGCCGTAGACCGTGCTGCCGAGATACCGGGTAACGCGCTGCACGGCGTTGCCGTAGTTGCCCTCTATGGTAACGAACGTGTTGCCGTTTACGCTTTCGACAATGCCCGTGTGGCAGGGAAGCCCGTCGCGGCTGTCGCGCTGGAAATACTGGTCGCCCACCTGCGGCTTGGTGAAAAGCCTCGCCTGTGCCGCGTAATACTTCGCCCAGCTCACGCAACTTGCGCCGTATGGCCCGGTAAGGCACAGAATATCCTTTGCCTCGCTGCCTGCAACGCGCCAGAAGCACCACGCTACAAAGCTTGTGCACCATTCATAGCCGTTCTTCGGCGTGTTCCAGAATTTCGCCTTGTCAAGCTCCGCCTGAAACATCGTGAAGTTGCCCCGCCCGGCATTATCCTCAAAGCTGTATAAGTCCTTGTCCGATGCCTTTTCCTTATAGCCTATGTACTTTGCAGCCAACTCAAGCACCTGTTTCGGGGTAATGTTCATGGTTGAAAAATCACCGTCCTTTATCATCCCGGTGGGCATTTTTTATTTTACCCATCTCGCGCCCTACGAGATGTTCTTCAATTTGTGGCGGTTGTAAATCTTCAAGGATAGCTATTCTTTTTTGGGGCTTGTGCTGTCTATCTAAACTGAGCCGCCGCAGTTTTCTTTTTTCAAGCCGCCTATTTATAAGTCCCCGAACGGCAGGGGGCAGTATTGCAAACGGCATTAATGCCGGTCACAAGCTACGCATCCTCCCACGCGCTCGGCAGCGCCGACGCATCGTATACAACATTATCCTGCAAGCACCTGTGTACCTTGCCGGAAGCGTCCTTGTAGCATTCGCCGGTCATGTACATGCCGCTCGTTCCGAGAGGGGCTACCCATGCTTTGGCCTTTGCGGGGTCTTTCGTGTGGCATAGCCCCCACAGAGCGCGAAGCGTTGACGGCCTGCCCTGATAATTCGCGGCGTTGTACGGCTGTATAAGCGTCCACACCTGCCCCTCATCGGCTACCGGCGTTCCCACCGGACATGCGCTGTAATCCTTAGATGCGTCGAAGTCCGGCACGGCGATTTCTGCGGCGATAATTTCAGTGCCGGTCATGGTGTTCGCCTTTGTCCTTAGCGCTGCGGCATCGTCCGCGCCTTTTTCTCTCATCTTGTTGATTGCTTCATCTTTCGTCATATGCTGTTAACCCCCTCTCTGTAGGCGGCGTCGAGTGCCGCCGGAGTTATTGCGTCTGCAATTTCGGCCTTCATATCCTGCACCGTACTCGCGCGATCGTTAACTTCAAGCATTCTGCCGGTCTGTAGCCATTCAACGAGATTATTTTCAATTTCCTGCTGCAATCCATCGCGCTGCTTAACGTGAAAGACATACTCGTCATATTCGTACAGCGGCGCAGCGTTTTCATCATCTGTTGGGGTAATGTCTTTGCTGTTTTCATGCAGTCTGACCTCGACATAACCCGGCATAGGCCAGTAGCTTTCAACCGTCACAGCTGCCGGGGAAGTGTTTCCTTGTACTCTCATTGTGTTACCTCCTTTACTGCGGTCTATAAACTAATCGAATATGGAGTCCCGAAGAAGCTGTACCTGATGCATAAAAATCGGCAATGCCGAAAAGTCCTGTAGCGCCCCCAGCTTTGGGTGACGGATTGTATATTGGAAACGATGTATATGAGACATCTGATGGGATTTTTATAGTATCGCACATGTAGGTGCTCTCGCTTCCCTGACCGGTACCGGTATAGTCGGGTAGCATAACATATGGTTTATTTGAATCCAAGCCTACAGTAATAATGTATTTTTGCGCGGTACCAGTAGGCATGCTGTATGCGAGTTGAGTTACGTAAGAGTTGTAGTTCGTGTAGTTGGAAGGCTGCTCACATAGTATATATTTGCCAGCCGATGCGTGGGCTAAGACGCCGGCAAGCTGAAATAGGAGACCGCCCCAAAGATCTTCAATACCACGCCAAACAACGCTGACTTGCCCGTCCGTACCTGCCGGAATGCCTGTAAGCCCCGGTACTGAGTCGCAACCACCGGTGTCTGGTATGTTGTACGAGTCTACAACGCCGCGACCTATTACACTTTGAACATCGTTGTTCGCAAACTCAACGAGTATAAGCATTTGTATCGCCGAGAGCGCAGCTACGTCAATCGCGGTCCAGCCTGCACCTCGTGCTGTTATCCGCGCCCAAGTAGTTTTATCATCTATCGTCTTGGACGCGCTGTCTTTATTCGCTTCCGCAGCTCCACTAATAGACGTGTAGTAGAAAGTATTAGTCGCACTCGACCCATAAGGCGGATAAGCTTGTATATAGAAATAATCCGTTGTCTTTCCAGAGATGGTGAAGGTAGGATGTACTTCAAAGTTTTCAACCGCCGCGTCTGCAATTTTAATGTATTCAATATTACCCTCCCGGTATCGCCGATACCAGAATTTTGGGATTTTGACCATTACGTCGCCCGTGGACAAGGTTTCGCGGACAATACCATTCCAAGGGTATACTGCACTAAAATCACTACTTCCTGCTACGGTTCCTTTAGATGCCGTTGCCGTCATACCTACTGCGTCGTCGGTTCTTGCCCATGCCGGGGATGAGTTCGTAATATCGCGACTAATACCAAATATTCGCAAGATGTGCAGCTTAACGCTCTTCACTTCTCGATCAGCAGTAATAACAACAGTATCAGATACTGTTTTCGAGCCCAGCGTGGCTCTAACAGTCCAAGTTCCAGCACGCGCAACCTTGAACGAATATGTGCCACTGGTATCCGGCGCAGTGTACTTAGTGCCGCCAAGCTCGCAAGTACAAGTTGCGCCAGTAGTATATGTCACCTGAATTATCGCAGCAAACGACGAACCGCCGCCGGCGTGATTGATAAGAGGCATTACAAATCCCTCCTGATTATTAAAGTCACCGGGATATCCGTTGTCGGCTTATCGCCCAGCGCGACGAGCTGGATGCTGCCTGCCGCCTGTGTGCCGCCGACGATCATAGCGCCCGACAGTGCCTCCAGCTGCGCCTGCGTAATGCCGTTATTTTCCCGCGGCAGAAGCTCGACCGCCGATGTCGCCGTAATGTTCGCGTTGCTGACGGTGTATTTCTTTGCCGTACTCCAGCTCGACGCAAATAGCGTGGTGTTCACTTTCGTTGACCGCCCCGCAGAATATACCTCCCACGTATACCCCGTAGCCGCCGCCGCTGTGCAGTGATAAACAAGCTTTGCCGCCGTGTCGATGTACTCCTGGCCGACAACACCGACGGTCGATGTCGTCGGCGGCGCGGTGCCGATGATGGGCTGAGCGTCTCCGAGAAGCTTGAGCGCTTCATTGATCGTCGGATCATCACTCGTAAGCCCCAAAGCCTTTTTCGTCTCATCGGTCAGCAGATTGGATTTTGACAGCGGCGTTCCGACAGTGTCGCAGCCATCGGGGTTTAACGCAATGTCCAGCGTTGCATTTCCGGCAAGCAGCTGTGTTCGCCATTCTGGAAAGCTCTCAGGCAGCGATGAGGGCGCTTTGAGCTTCCTCGACGTGCCATTGCCTTTGATTACGGTGTTTTTCAAATGCTCTCCTCCTATTCTCCGCAATAATACAGATTAACGTATTCAAATGCGGCAACTGTTTTGTCTATCTCGTTATACAATGACTGTTCCAGTTCGACGAGCGCCGCGTTTATGAGATAGAGCAGATATTCAATGTCATTCGCGGTCGAAAAAGTGAGATTGCGCATGCTCGTCGGTACTGTCGGCGCATCGGCTGGCAATGTAAGCTGTTCTCGCAGCTTGGTAAGGTTAGCAAGGTATGTTTCCATTGCCGCCTGCATCGGTATGTCCGTGACCGCCCAATCGGTCTTGGGACTGACCGTGATGCTTTCGGGGTCATACGGCAGAACAACGGTAACGTCATTGCCGCCGCCTCTCGCCGCGCTGTATGCCGCCACTCTCTGCGGCAGCGTCTTCATTTGCTGCGCGATATACGAAACGGCCTGTCCGACGCGGTTTAAGTCGGTGTAGTTATACGCGCCTTTCATACCGGCCATATATTCCGTTTTCTCCGCGTCTGTCAGGGCGCTGAGCCCTCCGGCGAGTATCTTTCCCTTTAGCTCGTAAACGCGGTCTACATCGGCTTGTGTGCGGTCATATATAAGGTTGTCGATCACACTCATATCAAAGCTTTCACCTTTACCTTTCCGCTCAGAGAGCCGTTGAATGTTATCTCATCAACCAGCACGAGCGCGTCCATCTCGTCGGTGTACATGGTCTGCAAGCCTATAATGTCGCCGACTTCGAGCTCGGGATTGCCGCGATACGTCGCATCGTAAGTGTTGCGCATTGTAAGATACTTTTTGACGTGCTCGGCAAGCGCGACGCACATATCGTCGTTGGTTATGAGAGGGTTTGTCTCCTTGTCGGTTTCTCCGTCCAAATTCACGGGGTAAGAAACGACCACCGAGTTTTCAGACAAAGTTTTACCTGTTATGGTCACGGTTTTAGTGCCGGAGGATAACACCAAATCGGCAGCTCTCGCATATATATCGGAAGATACAAGCGTACCGCCGGTAACCGTGATTTGTACATCCGCTGCAAGACCTGAGAACTCAATATGTAGGTTGGTCTCGGCGGTCGTTCCTTCAAATAGCACACTACTGTCGCCGTTGGCCGTGTAAGCGTATTTTGCGACGGTAACGGTCTTGAGCTGATCGATTTTTGACAGCGTTTGACTGTCTTCGGATATCGTAGTGAAGTCCAACGTATAATCCGTTTCGCGGTAATAGACCTTGCTCACTCGCGCTCGGCGATAAGGTAAACCGCCGAGAACAGTGACCTCGAACTTTGTGCAGTCAGACGCAAGCGAGCTCGTGATGACCGTCTCGGCAGACGTTATACCGCTTACGACTTTGGTATCAAGCAGCGTATCGCCGCTGTAATACTTGACCTGCACCGACGAGGGATATTCATCTATCGGCGTATCAAAGCACAGCGTGAGCACCGGTAGATCATGCGATACATCGAACTCCTTAGTAAACACCGGCGCTGTGTCGTAATCTCCGCTGCCGTCCGACATGCTCTGACTTACATAGCCGCGCCCCGACGCGTCCTCACTTTCGATAAGCACCTGTTCTTCCCCGCCGTCAAGCGCCCAACGATTGAGCTCAAGCGTGATATAGGTGTTATCCGTCTTGTTGCCTTTATCAACGCTGTTCCACTCGCTGAACCACATATGGCCGTTATCCGACCATGTACCGTTGTATATGCCGATAATCGTAACGCCGAACGGCTTAATGTGTATGATATTATCGTCATCGGTGAACAGGCGGCAGCGGCAAGCGTGGGCTATAAGCTGCAAACAATTCATGTGCGTGTCGATAGGAAGCGCGGCAGTGGTTTTCATCTGCTTCAGTGCGGGGTCTATCACCCAGGGATGCGTCCCGCGCTCGGTAAGCGTCAGGTCTGCATCCAGCAACACTTCCTCTGCCATGTCGTAAAAGGTCTTTTTGCCTAACTTGCTCTTATAAAAGCTGCCCGTTAAGCTGCCGATAAGCCCTGTGCCGGTAAACGTAGCCTGATTTTTCGAGGCTTTGGGCTTGCTGTTCAAAACGTACTTGTCGCCCTTAGTCCACTCGACATTTCCGTCCGGCAGCTCGTAGCCGAAGCTTATGGTTACCGGTGAGTTTTTGTCGACATAGGCGTACATGCCTGTAGGATTGTCAGGATCGTATTTATGCTCGTAATCCAGTATCGCAAACTGCATGGTCTCTTTCGGCAGTCTGCGACTCAAGGGGTCTACATCGTGCGACTGCTTCGTTGATACGATATCGCTGTTTGTAAACGTCTTTTCAATGCCATACATGATACGCTCCAAACGTGGGCGGCGATAAGGAAGCATATTACCAAACACGAGTTCGATCTTGTCACACGAGGCTATGCGAGCCTCAAAAGCTGCCTCGGTGTCAGTTACACTTATTGTTTTATTTTCGACCACTTCATTATTAAGATAAAACTTTGCGGTAATCTCAAGCGGCCACTCTTTAGTACGCGTATCAAAAATAAACGTAAGCCCGGCGAACGTGTGAGGGTCGGTAAACTCCCTTGTCAGCACTGCGCTTGTGGTAAACTCGCCGTTTGCATTACTTATAAGCGTAGATGTAAAGCCGTCTTGCCGCGTATTGCCCGTGTTCGATACCAGAATGATTTGAGAGCCGTCAAGCCCCCACCTGTTCAACTCCAACGTCGCATAGGTTTCTTCATAGTCATATTCGTAATCTATCGTGTCAAATTCCGAATATCCCTGTGCACCGTTGCTCTCCCACTCGCCGTCTGTTGCTGCCGCTACGTCGACGTTTGAAAACGCGACTTTCACATACGAACGGTTTCTGAGCATAGACCTCATGCTCAACTTGTAAGCATCGCTTACCTGCTTCACGGTCTACACCTCCTTAGAACGGCTCGCCGCAATCGATAAGATTGACTTTACAATTGATATAATCCAGCGGCAAGCCGGTTTTCGGGTCAAGATGAAGCGGCTCGGCTGTACGGTCCCCGGGGTACATTTTTCGCGTTGTCCAGCGGTTATTTACCATATCGGGATAGCTCACAGTCACATAAAATCGGCCAAACTCCTTCAATATAGCCGACCATTGAGCAGCGGTAAGATAACCCCATTCAAGCTTGTTTATCTTCTGCTGCTCGCGGCCTACCACCTGACCGACAACGACTGCATTTGCGTTTCGGGCTGAGTCAACAATAGTGGCGACCATTAAATTCAGCCCCCGTCGAGGCGTGGGATATGCCTTGCCGTTGATTTTTATAAAGCTGTTCATATCCTCACGCCTCCTTAATAAGCGTTTGCAAACGCACCAACATTGACCCTGCGGCCTCTGCTCTGATTGTATCGATCATAAGAATGGCCTATCGCGTCATCGCCGATATAAACGTCCATATCCTTAGACTCAACCACGTTGATAAGCGAATATATTGCAGCGATAACACCGTCATTTGCATTAGTAACACCGGCTGATATGCCCTCTACGATCTGGTCGTTGTTGGCTACCGCCGTTCTGCGTCCCATTGTGCCGACCATCTCAGCGCCGGACTCACGAGCAATAAACAACTGCCCTTCGTTCGGAAAACCGCCCTCTGCAAATCCAAGCGCACTGCCAATTGAAGATGCGGCATTTGAAAGACCGTTTGATATGGCACTACCAATACTGGACAAAGCGCTTCCTATCGCACTAACAGCACTCTGTGCCGCGGCTACAGCGCTGGCGAACGCCCCTTTTACTGCACTCACACCGGCAGAAACAATGCTTTTCATTTTGCCCACAAAGCCGATAATGGAGTCTACAACATTTGAAATATGAGTTTTTAATGCATCCCAAATACTGCAAATCATTTCTTTCATGGAATTGAATATTGAAGTCGCATTAGACTTAATTCCATTCCAAGCACCAGAAAGAAAAGACTTAACATTATTCCATACAGCACTTGTGTTAGTTTTTGTGTTATTCCATGCATTTGTGATAACAGTATTAACACTGCCAAAAACCGAGCTCGCAGTAGATTTAATCGTATCCCACACTCCGGAAAGCGAAGACTTAATAATATCCCATTTTGATGTGGTATCAATACTGATATTATTCCATGCACCGCTAATAGTAGTTTTTAAATTTTCCCACGTAGTGCTTGCTCGCGTTTTGATGTTATCCCACGTGTTTGAAAGCGAAGTCTTAATATTGTCCCATTTAGTGGAGGTATCAGTACTGACGTTGCCCCACGCCATTGAAATAGTGGTTTTAATACCATTCCAAGTATTACTTGCTGTAGTTTTTATGCTATCCCAAGTATTGGAAAGCGAGGCTTTAATATCATCCCACTTTTCTTTTGTGTCAGTTTTGATATTTTCCCACTTTTTCTTAAATGTATCTTCTACAGATTTAAGAGTTTTTTCTACCTTTTTGGTTAAGAAATCCCAGTCTAACGCAACAGAAGTAGCCAACGACGCAGCCCCTGCCATAATAAGACCTATTCCGAGCCCTGCGCCAACGCCCGTAAGCAGCAATATAACGCCAAGCGCCAATAAAGCCCCTCCGACTATGCGTGTGATTTTGGTAATTGTTTTCCTGACCTCTTCAGGTATCTCGTTCCATTTAGGTTCAACCGAGCTTGCCATCATTAATGCACCGGTAGCCAAGAGCGCAAGGCCGATAGGTATGTTAGTACCCGAGAACGCCAAGAGCGCACCGAACGCTATAAACGCAATTGATACTGCTGCTGTTATCTCTGCAATAACGCCTTTTATATTGTCCGATAGTTTATCCCAATTCGGTACAACAGCTGTAGCCATAGTCAATGCACCAGCTGCCAAAAGCGCAAGACCTATAGGCAGGTTAATGCCCGAAAAAGCCAAAATTGCGCCAACAGTTATAAATGCTAACGATACAGCAGCGGTTATAATTGCTATTACATCCTTCACTTTTTGAGGCAACTTGTCCCAATTCATGAGCGCGTTTGTTGCAATGCCTATTGCACCAGCTGCTATGAGTGCTATGCCTAAAGGCACATTTACGCCCGATAAGGCTAACAATGCGCCAACCGCTATAAGTGCACCAAGTACAATGCCTTTAATTGTAGTCAGGGCATCTCTAATATGATCCGTGCTCTTTTTCCAATTGATAATTGCCGCAGTTACGAGCGCAGCAGCACCAATTGCCATAAGAGCAATACCTAAAGGAATGTTCGCCCCTGAAAATGTCAAGATTGCTCCCAGTGCAAGCAATGCGCCGCCAACCACACCGAGAATTAAAGCTAACGTATTTGCAATTCCGTCGGTCATGCTATTCCAATTCAGTTTAACCGCAACAACTAAACCAGCAGCGCCAGCCGCCATGAGCCCCAAGCCAAGAGGTATATTTGCACCACTAAGTGTTAGAAGCGCACCAACTACAAGTGAAGCTCCTGATATAATAATGAATAACTGCGCAAGGGCTTCCTCAATGATGCTTTTCAGTTTATCGATTTTCATTTCAATCGCATCACTGAGAAAATCATACTCAGGCAATTCAAATTCAAAGCCACCGCCACCGCCGCCGCCTGCACCGCTGCCAGAAGATGATTTGTCTTCCGGCTTGAATACATTCAGCTCGTCAAAACCGGCAGTGTACTGTTTAAGCTTTTTTGCAGCGTCGCCAGCACCTTCAAGATTGTCCTCAAGAGCGCCAGCGCCACCTGCTGCATTATCAAGGCCGGAATAATCAATGTCCGTCAACTTAAATCCGAACAAACTTGCTATAGCATTTGCTATTTCTCTTATAACTCTCAAAATAGCAATCGCCACGGGGAGTATCGCGTTGAGCATCGGGATAAAGATATCGCCTATTGCTCTCGCACACATAGTGAACTGCGCCTGCAATATTCTGAGCTGATTAGCCGGGGCTTCAAGCGAACGTGCCATATCACCCTGTGCAGTCGTTACCTGTGTCATAATGGCGTAATAACGTAGCTCGGCTTTCTCGGCCTGAGTCATTGCCGATACACTTTCATTGATACCCAGTGTATACGCCGTCTGCTGCAAACGTGCCTGAGACAGGTCATAGCCCAACCTACGTAGCGGCTCAAGTTCGCCGGAAATGCCGGACTGCAATTTTAACATTGCATCTTCAACGCTTATATTAAAGAACGAACTTATATCATAGCCTAATTGCGTCAGGTTCTTGCTCATCGTGTATGCTCGATCTGAAACAGAGCCAAAGCCCTCTAAGAGCGTGTTAAATATACCCTGATTGCGCATCCACTCGGCAGGGTCAATACCCATGACCTCAGATACAGTCTCGGCGTATTTCTTTGCTTGTTCGGCATATTTGCCCATTGATGCAGTGAAGAGGTTTAAGTCTTCCTGATATTTATTCGACTCTGTAATAGCCGAGCTTATCAAATTCGACACTGTACGCAGCGATAAAGCAACGCCGCCCAATTTGAGAAGCCCCGCCGCTTTGCCGAATTTGCCAACGCTTTTCTTGCCCTTTTCACTGGACGAGATAAGTTTTTGAATTTTCGATGGAAACGCCGAGAAACCGTTAGATACCTTTTGCATCTCATCGGCCAGTGGCTTCATAGCCGCAGCCAGCTCCGACATTTGCCGCGTGAATTTATCAAGATCAACTTTTTCAAGCTCTCCGACGACTTCGGGGAGCTTTTTTAATTGATTAATAAATGTAGTCAGTTTCGATTTTCCGAGCTCGGAAAGCGGCCTGAGACCGTCCGCGAGGCCAACAAGCTTATCTTTTGTACTTTCGTTAACACCGGCTAAAGCATCGTTTATCGCCTTTATCTGGTTAGCAATAGAAGATGATATAGTAACCTTTCCAACGCCCTTAAGCGCATTGAGCGCACCCGCCAGAGATGAAATCTTACTTGCTGCATCCGACTGACTAAAGCCCTTTAAAGCATCATTTAATTTTCTAATGCTATCAGCAGTCTTGCTAAGTCCGCCCGTGCCGCCTGATGTAGCGGTTTTCAATGCCTTGAGTGTATCTATCAGAGCTTCCAAGCCTTTGACCGTATCTTTGCTGTCATTGACTATCTCGAACTCCAAGCCCTGAATTTCTACATTATCAGCCATCCGTTACACCACCTTCTTCTTTAAATTTCTTGTTATTTGACATCATAAATGCCTGCATAAACGCTTTTGCCTTTTCGTCCTGCCTCTTTTCAACCACCTGTTTCTTGCGCGTTTCATCGTTCCTGCTAAACAGCTCATAAGGCTGATTTGCATACGGCGTAGGCTTAGTGCCTTTCTTTGCAAACGCTCGCAATATAGGAGCAACGTCAATCAATGCTTCATAAAAATAAGCTCCCTGTAACCACGCATCTTGATTTTTCAAATCCTGTTTTATCTGCGCTGCACGGCGGTAATACTTAACTAAATCGCAATCTTGCTCCCAATATTGCTCATAGGTCATACCTATAGACAAGTAATACGGAAAAAGCTCATAAAACTTATCTGTGTAAGCAAAACGGGGGATGGGGCTTCGTTCGCCTCCACCCCCCACGTTTACGGAAGAATGGCCGCTTACCAGCCAGCCTTCCAGCTCAGGTTTCCCTCATCGTTCTCCTGCTCGGGTTCGTCAAGCAGCGCCATAAGCGGCTCGTTGTACATCTCCACAAGTGCGCCTATAAGCTCGTCCTTGTGGTTCAGCTTTGCATAAATTGCGTCAATCACATCACGCTTAACAAAACGATGATGCGCAAGAAACGCACCCGCAAAAAGTGCGGGAAGAAGCGTCATAGGCTTACGCTCCATGTCAGCAGCTACAAAGCCGTTTTTCTCCATGAGCTCAATTGTCTTTCGGGTAAATTCCAGTGTATATGTAACGCCGGAAACAGGATCGTTAATAGTAAGCTGTTTTGCCATGATAAATCCTCCTTATCAATTTGGCTTGTAATCAGGTGTCAGAAAAAGCAATAGGTGTAGACGGCGCGATAGTAATAGTCATGCCCACAACTTCATTTACGCCGCCACCGACGGGATAAACAGAAAGCTCGCCGTCAAAGCTAAACTTACCGTTAGAGCCATCGGGGGTAACAGTGCCGGAAACCTCCGTACCGCCGAACCACACTGCATAGCTGACTTTCTTACCTTCAAGAGCCTTGAGCGTCTTGAAAGTGGTCATGTCATAGTTTGCAGAGAACGACAGGCCATCAAGAGACTGAATGCCTGCAATATAGGTCTGCATGTTGTCACTCAGAGTAGTGGTTTCGAGCATTTCGGGCTCGCCGCCAAGATCGGGGAACTCTTTGATATCAACAAGCTTCGACCAGGTATCGCCTGTGTCACCTTTCTTCATCAGAAAGACTTTGTATGTACTTATCGCCATGATTTACCTCCTATAAAGATTAGTACCGTCCGTTTCTGCCTTGTATCGGGCAACGAGCCGGTAAATTGTCGCATTTTCCATATTTGGAACGGGCGAAAGTGATATTCGCCTAAAATTCTTTGAATACATCAAATTATCGATGAACGTTATGATCTCGCGGCAAGCCGCTTTTTTGCCAACGCTTTTGTTGGAATAAACGTTCACCTCATACATCAGCGTCGAAAACTCAACACTACCGCTGTCCATGTGCGCCTGTGTCGTGTAATTGTCCTGCTCGACAATGCTCACATAAGGAAAATCAGGTGGAGCGTTTATATATTCACCGCTTACGATAATGCCGGAGAATTTGTTTCTAAGCGCTTTGGCTATCGGCGTGTATATCTGATTTTCAATGTCGATCATTTAAACACTTCCTTTGCCAAAGCAGTTAAGCTTGCTTCCAATTCCTTTACCGTTTCATACATCGGCATATTTGCCGGATTGCCTTGCGTAATAACAACGGTGCTGCCGTCGGGCTTTTCTCTGACGATACCGTTAGAGCCGGGTTCACCGTAATAGCCCCATGATGATTGCTTGCCGTGACCATCACCGTACTCGCCGCGAGCCATACCCAGCTCACCCGCTTGCGGATGATTGTCGGGATAAGTAACGCCTGTACCGAACTCTATAAACAGCGTTGCCGTGCCCGTAGCGACTATTGCCATAGTGTTTCTGCCTCGTTCTTCGATCTTCACCACAACATCATTCGTGCCGTCATAGATCGCAGTGCCGAACTTAGCGCTCGCCGCGTTGTAACCCATTTTCGCCAAACGCCTCAGAAACTCGTTTGAGCGCTCTTTGAGCCATACGTTGTATTCGTTCACGCTTTTTATCAGCTCCGCAATACCGGCATTAGACAGCGGTACAACAACCTTTTTCACGACACATTCACCTTTTGAATTGCATACGCAATAGCATTAAGCGATTTTGCAACGCGCTTTACAACGTAGTCATAAAGTGGAGTGCCGTCCTCACTGTATTCAGGCAGTTTGTCAACAAACAAAACCGAGTTTTCGTCAATCGGACAAGTCAGGTCGTCGGTAACGATCACCTTGTCATAACCCGCGAAATTGCCGAACTGTTCTATCTGTGCCGTGCCTGTAGCCGACGAAACATTAACTCTTAACTTAACGGCGGGTTTGTAAATCAACCTTGAGCCGCCGGTTTCGTTGCCGTATTCATCCTCAACAATTTCCTTGCGGTCATAAAGCTGATACCAAAGCGCCACTTTGTTTCGCTCTAATATCTTCATGCGTCACCTCCAAGGGTGGACGCAAAAGGCACAACATCTCTCAACAGCGCAGAAGGGATATCGGCATTGTCATAAGTGCGCGATATTCCATTTTCACTATGTGCCGTCTCCCCTTCTGCACCGCGTTTGTTGATTAGATAAACTGCGATCTCGACCTGAACATACTCATAGCGCTCAGGCATATTCTGCGTAGCAAACGTAAAGGGATATGCTTTCCTGCAAACCTTATCCCCGGCAATTTTAAGGTAAGTGGACAGAACGCTTTCATCCGTCTCGCCGGTCATAGCTTTAACCATTGCCAGTTTTTCAGTTTCCGTCATACTGTCCACCCCTTTCGTTTAAATGTTTTTATCAGCCACCGGTAGAGCCAGCGGCTTTGAAATCAGCTGCATTCGCAACAAATACGCTGCGGCTGTAAGTAGGTGCGGTAAACGAGGTCGAAATACCGGTAAACTTGCCGTGATACCACTCGGGGCCATGATCGAGGCCGATCTGGCCAAAGAGCTGGTATTTCTGACCCGCGCCGGTCTTAGCAAGCTCTTCAAGGAAGAAGTTGCCCTTGCCGGGAACGGGCTGGAACACAGGGGCAAGAACGTCGAGGTTCAGCAGCAGCGCAGTGCCGCTGGGCAGGTATTCACCGAGATACAGGTAAACAACGCCTATCGGGGTAACGACGCTCGAGAGCGCGATACCGTTGATCTCACGAGACGCAGGAACTACCGACAGGCCGTTCTGTACCGCATCAGCGTTGATCTGGAACATGGTAGTTGCGTCGCACCACAAGCACAGGCCGGTAGTGGGCGCATTCTGACCATAGATTTTCTTGACCATATCTGCGATATCCCACAGGCCGAGAGGCTTGGACGCCATTGCCTTGGTGTTGGTAGTGATAGCAGGAACGAGACCACGGGTCTTGTTGACCTTGCTGTCATCGGTAGCCTTGCTATATACGCCATTGATGAAGGTATACTCGATATCGGCATTGATCTTCATCATCTTCGCAGCAACCTGAAAATCGAGCTCGTTCATGGGGTTAGCCTGCTGGTTAGCAATATTGATGCCGCTCAGAGTGCCCATGTTCGACTGCTTTGCATAAGAGATGCCTACGCTTTCCTGAAAGATCTGAGTAACGTTCGTTTTCTGCTCACGAGTTACTACGGTTGCGTCAGGCGCAGTAAGCGACGCGGTCTCACTGATAGCAGGCTGAGCGCCGCCGCCGGAAGTGAACTCCTGACCGGTAACAAACTCAACGTGATTGGTCGTCTTTGCTCTGCCGCCTATAATCGAAGACAGCGGAGTTCGGGTGTTGCCCTTATTAAAAAGCATTCCGGAGTAGTTAAGTACCCCAAAACTTGTAGCAAAAGTATCTGCCATAATTGGTTTTCTCCTTTATTCATTCTGAATTTGCGCCTCTGCCTGAGCTTTAAGGCGCGTGTAATACGCAGCCGCCGTGAAATCTCCGGCTTTCTGCGCGTTTGAAATCTTTTCGTCGTAATTTACAGACTCGTTACCGCCCTGGCCAGGTGCAGGTCTCGGAGTCTTTTTAAGAGCATCTGCTTTAACTCTTTTCGCGTAATCATCAAGAAACTTCTGATTATTAGCAAAAACCTTTTCGCTGTTGCCCTCTGCCATTGCCTTAGCGGTTTCCTCTGCGAGCGTTTCGTCATAGCCCTGAGCAATGAACTTAGCTTTATACTCGGAAACCTTTTTGCCCTCGCGCAGCTCGTCAAGCTCTTTCTGCATCTGCGCGATATTATCGGCTTGCTCCTGCTTCTTGCGCTCGTCTTCCGAAAGAAGCTCATTGTGCTTTTTCTTCCATGAAGAAGCTTCAGAAGCAGCTTTGTCATACAGGCCTTTCTTTACCCAGCCCGTATAGTCAGGTTCAGGCGAGTTATAAGCTTCTAATGCGGAAATTTTCTGCTCGGCGGTCATATTCTCGTAACCGTCGATTTTGCTTACATCGATTTTTGCCATGATGATTACCTCCTGCATTTTTTAGTCTTCTCTGACTGTGTTTTCTGTTTTTGGTAGGGTTATCTCCCTTTCGCGTTTTAACGTCTTCTCTGACAACTAACGCCTCTCGGCGATTGATTACTTTTTGCTGCTGCCTTTCTCATGCCGACCGCCATCGGCGAGCTTTCACGGGCGCTCCGCAGAGCCCGGGGGCAACAGGAAGGAAAAGAGAATAACAAAAAAAGGAGCTACCGACATCTTTTCGATATCGATAGCCCCTAACTGGCTGTCCCTAATGCCCTATGCAATAGGCTGTTCGTATTTAGTTTTGCTTTTGATCTCCCAAACGCAAATTTTATTGTTCTTTACGCCAATCTCAATCCTGCTGCGTTGGCTCAGTGCCTGTTCTATCGCCGTTATCATCTCCGGCGTTAGCTGCATCGCCGCTCTCGGTTTTGTCTCCATTAGCTATTACCTCCGCAGCCTTTCTCTGCTGCTCTTCCATGTGCTCCACGCTCATTCTATATGCAAGCTGCGGATCACTGAACAGACCGCAGTGTGTAAATGCCAGCACAGGCGCGATTTTAGGATTAGCGAGCATCATAGTCAATACGTTCGCTTTTTCGGTAATGTTCTCGTAATTTCGCCTTGTAAAGCGGATTTCGAGGTTTGAAAGCTTCAGGCTCAAATCGCTCAGATCGCGGCAAATGTGCAGCAGCAGCTTAAGAAACTCTTTCTCTGCTTTTTTAAACACAAGCTCCGTGTCTTTGGCTCTCGCCTCAGCGGATGACCAGCCGTCACGCATAATAACAGCTGAGCCGGTGTCCGAAGTCGAAGAACCGCCGTTCCTGTTCGGCATGCCGCAAATCGTCAGCACAGTGTTATACATACTGTCGACAAGCGTCTGAGTTTGCGTTTGATTCATCTCGGAAGTAAGATATTCAATTTCTGCTTTGAACTGAGGATCAATGTCCTTAAATTTGATCGCACCCTCATTACGCAGCTTTGAAAAATCGTCACTTGAAATATCAACATTATGGAAAAGCATAAGCGCCTGAACAAACTGCTCAACACCGTCAATACGGTTGCTTTCGGTCGTATTTATAGCATCCAAAAGCGGCAGCACGATTTCAAAAGCGCCGAGCCTTGCAGCGTTCGCAGGGTATTCAATGATCGGAATACCAAGTATCTGATCTTCGCTGCGCGTGATAGTAGACAGATTCTCTATCTCATAATAATGATCTCGCGTGTAACAAGAACAAACAAGCGTTCCGTCCTCGCGGAGTATATACTTTACGCCCAACAGCGCTGGGTTGCCAAGTTCACTTGAATAGACCACAAAAGCAAAACGCGGGTCAAGTGTAAATATCTCAAACGGCGCTTCATCTTCCTCTATGTTCACATTCGCATCAGGCAGAATCATCCGATAAGACGTGCCACAAATATGAAACCAGTCCGCAAGCTCTTTGTCCTTAGCGGCCTTGTCCTCAGATATCACATAGCTGTTAAGCTTCAGTACCTTAGACGCAATGCTCTCATCATCGCCGCGGCTGACATACTGCACAGGCTCGCCCATAAGATAACCGACCTTAAACGACACGATCTCATTAGCTCGATTCTCCACGATCTTGTTGCAAATCTCCGGTCTTACGTCCTTGACCCTATGAATAATCGGCTGATCTCCGCAATAATAGCGATAAAGATAGTCAATATCCGCGCTATTCTGTAGGTGCACAAATAGTGCTTTTTTAAGAACATCAACTATATTTTTTGCATTGATCTCAGCGACATCCGTGTATATAACACGCCGCCCAAACAACATACGTCCCGCTATTTGTGACACCTCCTTTACTAATTCCTACATTATTATATATTTAATTCTGTGTCAAGTAAAACTATCATACTTTGAATTATTTCTATTATTTGTTATTTCGCGCATTAGCAAGGCCGCTTAAACACTTCTACTTTAGCGCCGCTTAAGCTCTGAGCGAATTCCGCAAACATAGCCATTCCGTCAGGTACATCGTCGTGCTTGTTTTTACCAGCTACGGTGTACGAGCAAAGCATATCCATCATCCGACCGTAGTCCGAGTTTCGCTTATATTTGCTTTCGTCCAAAAACAAGCAGTGCTCTTTGACCCACGCTGAATTTACAATGATTTTTGTTTCCTTATTCGCCGTTGTAAATTTCGTTGTAATGTTGGTAATGCCGCCAAGCCTTTTAACCTCGCCTTGAATTTTCTCCGCCACACGTCGACCAGCCGAGTTGCTTTCAAAACGGCACATATTGACCTTGTCTCGCACAAGAATATCCGCGAGGCGAATATCTACAGTGTCAGGCAAGCCGTTATCGCAGATACAATCGCCGATATAATAATCCTGCCCATACACATAGCCAACAGGCAAAAACGCATAGTCAGCGCCTTTATCCTTAGTATCACATACGCCGATAACAGCGTCCGGCTCCTGCGTGGGCAGTTCAAAGAAACGCCGCAGCTCATCAGGATGATAAATAAGTCCTTCCCTCTCTATCGGCTGGTTCATGTACAGCGCTTTCCAGCTGACAGAGTCCATAATGTCCCGCTGCTCACGATAAAACTTTGTAGTAAACCCTACGCCGTAATCGTAATCAAAATTGCTCTCGTCGTTCTCGTTCATAGCGGGAAAGCGAATGAATTTCGCGCGAGGGTTATTCTCATACTCCCGTTCCAAGCGGCCTATAACATCATGTACGCTCCACCGAGTAGCGATATGAAGCTCTTTGCATTTATCGCCGATCTTACGCTGCCGCAAGTCAGTAGTATACGTCTCCCACAGCTTGTCAAGCCGCTCCTTAGAGAGTGCGACTTCAATACCCGACACCAAGTCATCACAGTAAAGCAAATTCGCAGCGCGGTACAAACCGGCGTTTCCTGTGCCTATAGAGGTAAACTCCAGCGTCTCAAAACGCTGGCACTTATCAAGATCGATGCGGCAATCCTTAGCGTTTGTGTTGCTGACCTGAACGGCGGGAAATACATCATGCCAAAGATATTCGCCCTGCGCGTCGAACAGCCTCAAGCACTCATCATACACGCCGCGTACAAACGAGTTGGAGTGACTGCCGGTAAGGTTCGGATGATTCGGATCCCGCCCGGCTATCCACGTAAGCAGGAAGATTGCAAGCGTGGTCTTGCCGACACCAGGGGGTAAGCTCACGGCCAGTAGGTCGAGCTCATCGTCACCGCAAAGCGCCTGTAAAGCGTCAACCACAGGTTTCAGCTGCTTCTTTCGCGGCTGATAAAAGCGCTTATCCGCTTGCCTGTCAAGCTCCATATACGTCAAATAGCTGTCGAAATCGTGCGGTGCTTCAAACAGCAGGCACTTACGCCACTGCTCATAAAACGACGCTTTATCTGCGCTCACACGCAGCTGCGCAGCGCACTTTGCCTTTAGCGCCTTGTTAGCAGCGTGAGCCGCTGCGAAATCCTCAGCTTCCCATGCGCGACAAAGCGAGAAAAGATCCCCGTAAGCTCCCTTATCATCAGGTTTCTTATCAATCGCGGCATTTATAGAGCTCGCAAGCTTTTCGTAATTCATTCTAAGCACCCCAATTCTTGATACACTTTAAATATCTTCGGGAATTGAATAGCTATCCAATCAACCATTTCTTCGTTCTTAGCCCATGATTGATCTGACGCAGCAGCATTCCACTGTAAGCCACTTTCGTTTAAGAATGCATGGATTATCTCGTGACGCAAAGTGCAAGCCTCCGAGCTCTTACGCACTTCCTCCCTTTCGTCTTTCCAATCCTCAACCGTAGCCAAATCAAGAATGTAAATCTTACGATCACTGGCACAGCATAACCCACCGTAATGCATCCTTTCCATATATTCATTTTCGCCTGATTTCACCCGATAAACAGCGTACTTCGAGTCCAAAATATCGACCTTACGAATTAGTTTCATAAGCACCTCCGCCAAATAAAAAAGAGGCTACCCCTTTCGAGATAGCCCCTTAGCTGTCACCCTTGCCTTTGCAAGAGCCTACTTTATAAAATTCTCGGTATCACATACGCTAACAGCAGTGCGATACATATTATCACCAGCATATAACCGATGAGATTGAAAAAATATTTCATTGCTTATTCATCCTTTAAGATTGCTTCGTGCTTATACCTTTCTTTCATGCGTTGCTCCCATTCTTGCGGGGGATACCCATTTCGTCTTCATACTCCCACATTCTACGGTAAAAAGTATTCCGACTAACACACAGCCGTTTAATAGCATGCGCGGTGGTGATCTCATTCTTATACCACGACGCATGAACGTCTTTCAAAAGTCCCTCATCAATAGCAATAGGCTTTCTGCCTTTATACTTCCCAGCTGCTTTTGCCGCCGCAATTCCTTCCGCTTGCCTTTGTAAAGTCTGATCACGTTCAAGCTGCGCCATAGCGCCGAACACCGTCAACATAAATTGACCCTGCGGTGTTTCTGTATCAATATTTTCTTTCTGCGAAACGAAAGCTACCTTCTTGCTCTTCAACTGTTCAATCAAGCTCAGCAAATCTTTCGTGCTTCTCGCAAATCGGCTGATGCTCTCAACAATAACAACATCGCCCTCACGCACATAGTCCAGCATAGCTTCCAGTTGAGGACGGCCAGCGCGGCTTTTCCCACTCGCCTTTTCAATATAAATTTTTTCAACGCCGAGTTCCTTCATCAAAATCTCTTGGCGAATAGTGTTCTGCTCCTCTGTCGATACACGAACATACCCAACTTTCATTATGCCCTATCTCCTTTACGTTTTGTCTATTACACAATACCATATGCAACGTTATATGTCAATACTTTTTGTGCCCAAAATTTCATAAATAAATCTCTTTTTTATTTTTTGCGATTTTTGAAATAGCGTGTAAGGCAACCTGACCTTTTTAATTTTTTCAGTATTCACAGGCGTAACCCCGGCCCCGTTGCGCGTTTCTTTTCCCCCTCCCCCCGGCTCTGCCGCCGCGCCCCAATTGGGTATGATTATATGGGCATCGTGCGCAAATACCCGCACACATTATTGTGTATATTTTATGGTCAAAATGTGTTGCAAAATACTTGACATATATTTAAATGGGCATTATAATGAGCACGTAAACAAAAAAGCGCACCCGAAGCCGTAGGAAGCAAACCGGGAGCGCACCGTCAAGGAGAACGGCACAGTTATTGTACCGCCTCCACCGTAAAAAATCAAGGAGGGAATTACAATGATCATCAACGGAAAGAACTATTTGTTACTCGAAAAACGCGGATGTAATTTTAATGGAGGCGTCCCGGTCACCACTAAAAGCGACGTTGGCAATTATCGTGTATGCACGATGGGCGAGACGATCCCCGGCAAAGACGGCCGAAATTATTTTCTCGAATTCTCCCTTTGGCAGAACCGCAGCCAGCTGCGCTACACCAACAAGCGCAACGGGGCACCGCTGAAACACCCCGTGCAAGAGATCATCAACCCTGTTGGATTGCACATTGACACGCAGTACACCGACGAAGGCGGCCAGTCCTGGCGAAATCTTTGCTTAGAGCAGCGCATACACAAGCGGAACCCCAGTTATACCACTGCCGAAATTCTCGCCATCGTAAACGAGATCAGCGCGGAACACTACGACGGCATTAAATGGGTACACTCTTTTAGTGAAGCTATTAAAAGCAACGCGAATTTTACGCCTGCCACATTAATTGCTACATGGGCAAAAAAACATCATCTTGAAACTGAGTCTTGCTTTGGTGAGCTCCGCATAAAGCTCTACACAGGAATTTATAAATATATGGCTTATAATATCCATAACTTTACCGATCACGACGATGTAACAATAATTCTTGAGGAAAACTAAACAAGGAGGGTATCGAAAAATGACAGTTTTATTAATTATCGTTATACTTCCGATCATGATTTTGTTCGATTGCATGAAGAAAAATAAATAACCTCCTGCACCGCCCTGAACACGCTTCAGGGCGATTTTCTTTTTACCCTATCGGCTGTATAGCCGGGCGAGAAAAGCCGATTGCAGCGCCATTAAAACGCGGCGTGCTGCGCTGTATACTCATATGCGCTTCGCTTTTGCCCTCTGTAATCGTTTGTGAGCGGGTTTTTCTGCGTGCCAGTGTAATACCCTTGCAAAACAAAAGCCGCTTAGAACGCGTTTCAGTGGCGTTTAACGAGCAAACGCATTTTTGACAACGTGAGCCGCGCGGATCACAACAAATAAAAACACCGTCGAGTGCCCATGACAGGCGCTCGGCGGTTTTGCTTTGCTTTTTGCTCAGTTTTTAAGTCTAAAAATTTTTCAGCGCTTACGCGCGGGGCATAGTCGATAGTCGTTTGATAGTCGCTGACGATTCAGCGATAGTCGGTGGCTTTTCCCCGATAGTCGAGTGAGAGTTATTCGGCTTCGCCGTCCGGCTGTATCATAGTCGTGAGCCCGCCATAGTCGCTCGGCATAGTCGCTCAGGAATCTACTTCATAGTCGCTGGCTGACGCGCCGATCACGTCCTCAAGATACTTTTTCTCCAAAGTCTCAGCCGGTATCTGCTCGCCAAGCTGCTGGGTAGGCGTTACAACGACCTCCTGCTTGTCCTGATATCCCATATTATTCTTCATAAGGAAAATTCCTGCTACGGGATTTATCTTGCCGTTTTGCATGTAATTTTCCATTTGAGCGTTCAAAATTATATATGCTTTTTTGAGTGCGACTCTGCTTTCGGCGGCTACAAAGTCGCTTTGAATGCCGTTTATCCACTTCCACAAAGTTCTTCTGTCAATGCCAAAAGCTAATGCCAACCCAGCAACAGAGGGTTTCATATCGTCATCAGCGCAGGTTTGGAAGTAGAGAGTAACACGTTCGAGGACGTTTTCAGGTTTTTTCATGTCGACCGATGGCCAACTCCACATTTTGAGGTTGTGTTCGAGATATTTGCGGTTATCGCCGGGTTCGGCTTGCACTGTGCTGTCAGGACGTTTGTAACCGCCTGCACCTTTAGGGTGGCCGCGTCCGCGCTTGGGCGTTATTTCGGTCGTTGTTGTTTCGGTTGAAGTTTTGGTTTTAGATTTAGATTCTGCCATGTTAGTTATCACCTTCTGTTGTAGAATTGTTGGTTGGAGTGTTAAATGATGCTAAGTAAGCGCGAGTGATTGAGATTGCTTCGCTGTTATTAGCCCCAACTGCGATTAAAGCACGATAAAAGTTGAGAGCTACTTCGGCCAAAGCGCCAACAGCTTCTAAAAATTCGCGTACTTCTTTTTGCATGTTTGGTTTTTTGCTCATGACGCTGCTCCTTTCGGTATCATGTGATAGACTTCGTAATAGAGTTGGTCGGCGTTTTCGATTGTTCTGTTTTTGGCATAATTGCAACCGGCGGCCTCGATTGATTTGTAGAATTCTGCAATTTGCATGTTGCTTTGGGTATATTGCTGTTCACGATTTGAATTGATTATATAGGCGGCTATGATTTTGTTTTTGCGTTCAGCGCCTATAGCGGCAGTTATCATGCCTTTAGCGTGGAGGTCGTAGAGTTCACGAGCTTGGTAATATAGCAGCTCGTCAGCCGGTGATCGTTCGCCTTGCAAAGGCAAATTTTGAGCCGCTTGCAGGATGATATTTTTTGCAGTTATTGACAAATTGCTTATTTTGAACACCTCCGATTTTCGAATTTTGATGCGGGACACAAGGACGCATGTCCACTGGTTTCCGTATATAAGTGTTTCATTTTCTTATATGGTGTACACCATACTCTATTTTACGGAATACTCTTTATTATTATTTTCTTGTCCTACCTGTCCTAAAGAAAGAGAAAAGATAGTAGTATCAATGGCTTGAGCCGTAGGACAGGGTGTAGGACAGGAAGCGGACAAGTGGGGGTTACTTGTCCATTTTCCTGTACATATTGCACTAATTTTGTTGTTTTTGTTTGTGCAATGCGCTTAAAACGGTAACTCGCACTCGCTCGTTAAACTTGCGCTTTTCTTACGCCAGCAGCGTTGCCTGCCATAATTCGTCGTGTAAATTCTACCTATCCTTTCCCAATCTGACAGTTTAGACATGATTTGAGAAATCTCTTGAGACTCTTTCGGCGACAAGTCACATTGGAAATTACTATCAGGAAACAGGGCTTCACACTTTAACTCTTTTATGCACACTGTGTCGCCACAAGCTTTGTTATCAAGATAGCGTTCGATAACGCCGATACGCCAATCATCCTCCATTGCTTCATCCTGCGCATGCTTGTATTCGGACAGCAGAGAACGATCTGCGAAAGCTGGCATTTTGCCTTGTTCAAATTTTACACGCGCTTCTGCCCAGCATTGAATGATATAGTCGCGGCATTCCTGCTCATGATCGTGTAGGTCATAACCATTGCTATTGACTGTTACGGGGTAAAAACGGCGGTTGCCGGTCTTGTCGCGTAAGAATTGTTCGTTATTGGTCGTGCCTATAAAGATGCACCGGCGCGGAAACTCCATTGCGTTAACGTCGTAAGGCGGCCTGTATTTGTCGCGCTGCCGTGTTATGTAGGACTTGACGGCCTCCTGCTCTTTCGTTTTGGTAAGCGCAAGCAACTCCGCAACCTCGCATATCCACGCGCCTTCTAATTGCTCGATGGCCTTTTGACCGTCCATTTCGGTTACTTCGGAAAAATAACTATCGTTAATGGCAAGCCATTTGACAAGCGTGGATTTGCCTTCGCCCTGCTTTGCACCGATGAGTACGGGAACATCATCAAACTTGCAGCCGGGCAGATAGAGCCGGTTAATGCCGCCGGCAAATATCAGGCGGCTGACCTCACGAGTGTAAGCGGTGTCTTCGACTTTCGCCCATTTAGCGAGAAAATGTATGCAACGTTCTTCTCCGTCCCATTCAAGAGTGTCAACTATGTCCTTTATCGGGTTATATTCGCGTTCCTTCCACAAAATGCGTAAAGCGTCAGAGTGTTTTTTGTCGCTGTACAGGCCGTAATTGGCTTCACAGAAATTTCGGCTTTGTGCCGCATCCGCGTCCGACCATCGGCATATTTCGCCGTTATGCGTGATCTCAGGTGAATTGCGCAGCACATTAAAACGAATGCTGCTATATTCCATTCTTCCGCGCATGATTTTAAGAAAATTGTCGATAGTCGGAACGGGTACGCCTTTGTCGTTTAAGCGTAATTCAAGGTCGTTTTTATCTTGTGCCTGTGATTTTTTAAAATCAGCTTCAAGCTGCTTGTCTTTTTGACGGTACGCGCCGAGCTGACGGTTAACGACTACTTTTGCGCCAACTTCTGCCGCTCTTATCTGCATAAGCGCCTGTATGCGTTCGCGTTCTATCACGTCGGGGATATCAAACGAAACCAAAACGGAGTTTATAAGCTCGGCAGCGTCCATGTTTGCTATGGCTTCATCCGTTAATTGGTTGCAGTCAATCAGTTTCGTCATACTATCCCCCCTTATGAATATAGCATCAGCCGATAGGCCGTGCCGTCTATTTCCTTACAGGCAATGATGTAATGCTCGTCTAAAGGCTCTGTAGGGCTCTCAGGGGCATATTTGCACTTCCACTTATCAAGTGTAGCATATACCCATAAAAGGCGCTCATAGCGCTGCTGGAGCTCTTTTTCGGCTTGTTTGCATTTGTTATATTCCGTTATTGCCGCATTATAGGTTGCTGTGATCTCGCTGTCCTCGCGTAAAGTCATTTTGCGATCGGCCACTATCGGTAAGTTAAAATCGTTAATCAGCTTTCGTGTAGACTGTTCAAAATCAAGGTTGAATAATTGGCCGGTAAAATTAATAATATCGCCTGACCAGCCGCAGCCAAAGCAATGGGCGCTATGCCGGTTTTGGATTTTGAATGATGCCGTTTTCTCGGCGTGAAAAGGACATCTTGCAAAACCGGCGCGATTAAAATCAAGCCCGTAAGCTGTAGCGACAACAGCGAAATCAAGCATATCTTTTATTAATGCGCTTTTATGTTTTGCATTCACTTAGCATCATCCTTTCCAGCATTTCGCGCCCTTCACGATAAAGAATATCGTGTATCAGATTGCCGCTTGTGCGTTGATCGCAAAATATGATCTGGCAGCGGTAACGCGCCAACCACGCAAGCAGCGACGCAACAAACGCCTGCGGCTTCATCTGACTGCGATAGTTGCCGCTATAAGCATCCTCCCAGCATTGATTTTCGATAAGCAGATAGATCTTTGCGTCGGCAGCTTTGGCACGTTCAAATTCCCGTGCAAAGCGTGCACGGCCATTACAGAAGCATTGAGCTAATTCCGAAAAATCCATCTTGCGCTCTACGGCGGCGTTTAGCATCAGCCATTCGCCGCCTACAGAAAACTTCGCCGAGTAGTCGCCAAAATCGAGCTTACACCTTTCATAAAGGCAGTTCATGCTTTCCAATCGCGCTCTGAAGCGTGGTGTATCCTGTTCACGCGTATCTACCAATATCACCATGCCCCCGAGCGCTTCTTCGATTTCGCGTGGTGTCATGGGCTTTAGAACGGCAGGTCGCTATCATCATCGTCCATTGTTGTGAACGTCGCAGCCGGATAAGCGGATGTGGTATTGGTCTTTTTAAGAGGCTTGTCCTTCGGCATTTTGAAATTGCCGTCGCGCACGTCCTGCGCCGTTACCACTGCGCAGCATTCGGTTGTCCAGCCGGTATTGCCGTTATATTCCCATTCCTTATTACGGAACAGAACGCCGAGCCCCTTGCCCTTGAGTTTGGCTTCATCCCAATCCCAGTGGTAGCCGTTATTAGTTTCCTCAAGGCATGCTATAAGGTTGTTAAATGATTTCTTCTGACTGTCGAAATACTGATTGCTTTCGTTCGGGATGTTAATGCGATAGCAACCGCGCCATTTCTTATCATCGTTGATGTTTGCGCGATAGTCTGCCGCGAAAAAGCCTTTGTGTTCACCTTCAGCAACGTCGAAATCGATTTTCAGGACGCTGCCCCAATCGTAATCGATAACGCTTGCGTCCATGATCTTAGCTACATAGCCGCCTGCCGGGAGTGTTTCACGCGCTGTGGTGCGTTCTGCTTTAAAGCCGTTGTAAGATTTAATCATTGTTTACTTGTTCCTTTCTTGTTTCAATATTCAAGTGGGCAACTGACACCCACATATTTGTCAGGCTCGGCGCACACTTCGTTATTAAGCATGCACCTGTAAGTATTGCATTTGTAGAAATAGCACTGTCGGCAGTTGATGTGCGCTTTGCCGGTCGTGTCTATCGGGAAAAATACCTTGACGGTTGCCGTACCCTCTACATAACTGGGTACACCGTTTTCAAACTTAGCCATATCACAGCCCCCAGTACTCGCGAATTGTTTGATCGACGGATTTTAAATCGTTCTCGATCTCAAGCTCAAACATGCCCTCCGGCGACTTGCTTATATCGCTGCCGTCAGACTGCGTGATAAACATATGCTTACCGTCGCGGACTACACATCGCAGCACGATAGTTGCCATGCCTTCAATGCATACTTTTTCATTCAACAGTTTGCCAATTGTGCGTATTTTGGTCTCGCCGTAGTCGCTTGTGTCTTCGTGAAGGGTTATGTATACAATGATATCTTCGGGCAGCTCGTTTTTAATGAACATCAGCAGTCCCCAAAAGCTATCGGCAATGCTGTTATACAGATCGAATGAGCTTGATCCGCTTTTCGGCGCCGAGTGGCCTTGCATAAAAGCGTTAGTCATTAGATAACCGCCGTCATCGATAACTGCCGTTTTTACCGGCATCTTTTTCAGTCCGTTCATAATCTTAACAGGATTATCGCTGACCATCGTATACTTAAATTTTTTTCGAAACGGCAAGCGTTTTGCGATGACGTTAACAAGAAAAATTTCGTCCTCACCAAAATTCAAAAGGCTTCGGCTTTTTCCGCTGCCGGATTTACCGTAAACAATAACGCATTCTCCCATATGGTTTATGCACCTCCCTTGCGTCCTCTGCGTTTATAACCTCTGCGCCGATAAGCTCGGCAAGTTCTTCAGTCGGTAAATCGTTGATTTCTTCTCTAAAGCAATCGGGGCACAAACGCCGACCGTTGGAAATGTACATTACATCGTCGCCGTAAAACCAGCCGTCGCATTCCTGGCATATGCAATCGGGAGCAGGAAAATCAGGCGGCTCTAATGGCCGTTCTATAGAATACATATTCACTTTACCCTCTTTCCATTGAATAATCTTGTTTTTTTCTTTCGGCGTATATAGCCGTTGATCAATACGCCGTTCGGTGCATTATGCTTTTCTAAATACGCCTTTTTCGCCGCTTTATCGGCCTTGTTATCTGCGCAATAGGCTTTATAACTATCGCATTTAATATGGCAAAACGGCGTTCTGTCCGGGCAATTACGGCAATCACTTTCCATAGCTTACAGGTTCAAAAGCGGCACACCAGCCGTTGCGCTTATCGCAATCGCAAGCGCACTGATCGCAGCACCAGTCGTAATAGGTGTTATCGCTACGGCGGCATATCTCACGGATTGCTACGCGGTAATCGCGTATTTCGTCCTCGTATTCGCAACATATCATGTTGTGGTCTCTGCGTTCGCTATGTAGCAGGCTATATAAATAATCATAATGCGGTTTTGCCACACCGCCGAGAACATCTAACAGCCATATGCGTATTTTAAATAGTAATCTTTTCATGTTTCCCATCCTTTCAAAATGCTATGCCTGAATGTTCGCCGCGTTCGGGCAAATCAACCATTTCAGGCCGTTTTATTTCCTGCTCCACAGCCCACGCTATATTCCACAGCGCCGCCACAAGGTGATGCGCTTCCGCGTCGCCCTGTATGTACAGGCTAAGATGCCGTATGCCGCTGTCTATCAAGCTGTGTTGAGGTATGCCTCGATCTACGTTCCTTTCCCCATAGTGGATAGCACCGCGTTCACAGTGCTGTGCAAGGGCGTGTATCGCCCCCCAGGGCAGCAATTCATAGCGGCCTTTCCCTGCGGCGCTATCCCTTACCGCGCCGGTCGAAAACTCGCGGCGTTCATCTTTTTCGAATTTCACTATCCTCCCACCTTTCGCCGATATCTTCTAAAAAATGCAGAAATTCATGCGTATCTGCACAATAATATTGTTTGCCGTTAACAGTAACCGTGTAGCTGCCGTCGTGGTTACTTTTGGCTTCCCAGCCTACGTTTTTTGCCATTATCGCCTACCATACCTTTCATCGAATGGCGAGAAGTTTTCTTCGCCCACTATTTCACGGATACGACGATCAAGGACGGTTTTTGCATATACGATCTCGTCGTCGGCCTTGCTGTCTTCTACTACCAAATCAGCGATCTCGTTTGAATATCTTACAAACGCCTCGCCGAATGCCCGTGCACGGCCTGAGCCTAAGCCCAGCACTTCGTTAGCGGCCATAAACGCCGCGTCCTCCGCAAGTTGCATGCGGTTACGCCCGTAAAGCTGTAGCTGAATGTTCACTTCACGCTGCACGGCTTTTGCAAATGCCGATTGCTTACCCATGCTTAGTCACCACCTTATGGCCTACGTATTCGTCGATACTCAGTCCGAGCGCATCGGCAAGGGTTTCTATTGTATCTATCCAGCCGCCGCGTAGTGATTTGCGTTCAAGCAGACTTATCGTGGTTTGGGCTATGCCAGATATTTCGGCCAGCCGCACGATGCTTAACCCTGCATTCATTCGCGCCTTGCGCATGTAATCTCCGCGTGTCATTTTTGTCCCTTTCTTATCGTCGTTTTAACGCTTTCAACGCCGTCACGGAGTGTAGCCGTCAGCACATCGAAGTTTGCGTTTATGCAGTCCTCGTTAAGCTTCCGCGCCGTTGTCACCGTTTGACATATATCGTCAGCAGCTTCGGTTATGGTGTTCACTACTTCATCGAGCTTTTCAAGCAGTTTGATGATTGCCGCCGCCGTGTTGTCAATCGGCTCTGCTGGCGGTTTGGGCTGCGGTGCTGCTTCTGCCGCTTTGGGCGTTGCGTAGCGACACCGTACCGCCTCAATAGCCTCCGCGACCTCCTGCGGCAACTGCGTATCGAGGTATTCGCAAGCCCAGACAATTACCCCGCCGGTTGTCGCACTCCGAGAATATTCTATTAACTTGTCCCACTGCTCATTGGCAATGTGCTTTACCACAGTGTACAGTTTGTTGCAGTAGCTCCCGCTCGCGCCGACCGCAAATGCCGCCTGTTCGCCCGTTTTGCCCATCGACATAAGTGCAATTATCTTCTCGTTCGTCGCGTTAGAAATTCGTCTTGATCCCATTTTTGTCAGTCCTCCTTTTTATTTTTCCCATTCAAGCGCTTGCCCACAGTGAATGCAAAAAGCAAACGGAAAAAGCTCTCGATGCGATTGTTCGCAGCTTGGGCACTCGCAGTCATAGATTATGTAACCGTTATTGTCTATTGCAAAGTTCGTCGGCTTTTTCGGTATCTGCTTGTTAATAGCATTGATTGCTAAGTACATTGCCTTTTTGTCTGCTTTTGTGAATTGATTATTATTTAAGATGCAAACAAGGCGTTCTTGTGCTTCCTGCGTTGTCATTCGTCAGGCTCCTTTCTTTTCCCTTCTGTGTCATCTTCAAATCAGATATCCGTGGTGCTTTTTCCTCGCCGCGATGTTGTCGAGCACCTCACGCAGCTCGAAGGCACCTATCGAGCAGTCCCACTCGCTCGCACCGTGCGCGTGTAGGATGCAGTTCTGGCAGCCTCTCTGTGTGCGGCAGTAGTCGGTGAGCACTTGCACCGCCTCCAGCAGTTTCTTATCGCTTATCATCGCTACCGCCTCCATCCATCCTCGCCCCGCAGTTGGGGCAGTAGTCAATAGAAATTACAGTTAAGCAAGTATCCCCTTGCCAGATCGACATTTCTCCTTGCTCTGCATCAACTTCAACAGAATAGCCGTTGTCGCAGTCTTGAGTAAGGATTTTTCGCCCAGAGCAAATAGGACACCGTCCATGCACCACCGGCGCAACATCGGCGGCGGCGATGCTTCCGCATTCGGAAAGCAGCTGCTTTATTTGTTCATAGGTTTCAACAGTCTCAAACCGATCATAATAGCCCGCGACGGGATTGTTGCGTAAGGATATAAGCGCCTCTCTTCTTGGTGTTTCACATATTTCTGAAATGTTGTTGACGTTCTGCAACACAGCAAACGTTTTTTCGTCCATCAATGATTTTTTATGTAATTCAATAAATTCAGCCATTATCATTCCTCCATTCCGAACAGCCGCCGTTGTATTTCCACACACAGCGGTCACATTTTCCGTAGCATGATTTAGTCATCGTCATTCTCCTTTCCGCTAAGCCACGCACGCAGCTTGTGTGCGCACGAAACGCACAGATCGTAGTCGTCGTCGTTTATTTCCATTTTATGCCGCCGCGTTCCTGCGTAGATCACGGAGCTCTTTGGGTTTATCTCCGCGCCGCAGCGGTCACAGGTCAGTTTTGTCGCCATCTTTCCTTGCCTCCAATGCTTTTTCCGCTTCCTCGCGGGTGAGAAATACGGTCTCGCCAATCTCGTCAACCGATACGCCGAAAATAGATTTATCAACAAACCCGGCTACGACATCCCATTTAATGAATGTACAAAACAATTCAACGCAAATTTCCTTTACTCGGTATTCGCTTATGGTTTTTCGATTTGTAACCTCATACACCGTATCGCCCACCTTGCACGGCGACACCACCACACGCCCCGCCTTGTCGGCCTCGGCCAGCTCGCGCAAGCGGGTATAGCTCAGCTGTACCGCCATGCGCTTGAATTCGCTTTTTGTCGGTTCGTGGATATAAATAGGCTCGACAGCAGGCGCACACTTAATGCGCTCAATAACTTTGCGAGCGCCTCGCATTTCTGCGCTCGTTATTTTTTCTCTTGCCGTGTATACCACTGATTGTTCGATGTCATGTAACAGCGCTTCACGGTCTATGTATTCAGCCATTGTCAGCACCATCCCATTCTAACGGTTTGCCGCACATCGAACATTTTTCAGCCTTCTGCTCTTCGGCCATCAGCCCCAACCGCCGCTTGCAATTCGGGCAGTACGGTATATGCCACCAGCCGTAACTTCTGCCAAGTTTCCATTTCTTGTCGCGGTAAAAAGGCTTTTTAGGTTCAGCCATCGTCAGCCCTCCTCACAGTAAAATCCGGAAATGTCATCCATACGCCAGCGAACCGTGTCCGAAATAGTGGAGTATAGGTATCCACCTTCCATGTGTACGGACTTCACGCCATATACCTGCGGATTAGTAAAATGCCCAAATTGATTTTTCATGTGTTCTTCAAACTCGTCCTTGAAGATAATAGTTAACCGCATCACTCCACCTCCTGCAACGACTGCACAGCTATTGCTACTGCCTCTGACATCCCATCACTGGGAGGCCACCCATATTTGTCGCACAAGGTAGAGTAGTCTGCATACAACTGCACTAACATAGCAGCAGCTTCTTGTTTTGTCATCTCACTCCACCTCCTGCATCCAGAACTCTCGGCGACAGTCGGAGCAGAGACGGCCAAAAGTCGAGCAACAGCCGTCAGCATCTCTATGAGCCGCGGAAACCTCAAGCGGGCACATTCCCAAATATCCATCTTCGTGAACATATGCCTCCGGGTACTGCTCCAGGAACACGCTCTGCCGTGTCTTGCGCGGGTGTGCGGCAGACCACGCTTCGACAGCTCCAGCAAGACGTTCGGCATCTACGTCACGATACCCACCACACGACTCTCCTTCCATAGGGCGGCCAATACATGCTCCTTTGTAAGCGTTGCACATCCTCTGCCGCTCTCTGATAAATTCAATAGCGTCCATCACATTTCCCTCCATTTCTATCCATTTCTATTTGCACGGACGGTGCAAGTATTTCGGCTTTCGCACGGCGGTAAAAGTTTTTGTCAATTTCAAATCCGTATGACGGTCTGCCGAGATCACGCGCGGCGCGCAATGTAGCGCCTGAGCCGCAGCAAGGGTCTATAACTACATCGCCCTCATCTGTGAAAATCTCAATTAGTTTTTTTAAGACTGCTACCGGCTTTTGCGTCGGGTGTATTTTGGGGATGTCTTTTCCGTCGCGCTGCCATGAAAACCAGTCAAAAACCATATGACCCGTGCCGCGTATCGGCATGCCTGTTTCGGCATCAAGCTGCCTGCCGTTATTGAATTTCGGAAGCTTGTCACGATACAGCACAATTGCGAATTCAGTTGCGCCAACGATCCGCATATTTGCTTTCAGCACTTGCGCCGAATAGTTTTTGCAGAAAAACAACGGAAACGAATTATTAAATCCGTATTTCTTGCCGTAGTCAGCTACCGTCTGCAACTGGTCAAACGCGCAGAATACTATCATCGCCGGGGCTTTGCCTTTTTCCTTCGGTTCAGGCTTTAAAAGGCGGCTGCAAAAGTGCATATATTCAGCGATTTTAAAATAGCCGTCAGAATTGAAAAATGTTTTTTTTGGCATATTTGCTTTCGCCGTTTTTATTATCGCCGCCGTTATACCACATCGGATTGCTGCCATAAGCATCCGCGCCGATGTTATACGGAATATCAGCTATAACCAGCTGCGCCTTTGGAATGTTGTATTTGCGGTAATTTTGAAAATTATCGTGGAATATTTCACATTTAATCATCAGTACACCGCCCTAAAATGATTTTTAACGCCATCGCCCGTGAACCACAGATATTCGCTGCCCAGTTCACGCGCGACTTCTGCGCCTTGTTTCTCCGCCGCCCAGCGCTGCATAACATCCAGCGCAACGGCGTAAAGGTTGTCCCACACGGGAAAATCAGCCGAATAGCCGTAAAACTGCCCCGGTTGCGACACAACGCCGATAATGCTGTCAGGGAAACGCGCATCGTCCACGCGGTTAAGCACACACCATACGCACTGTTGCTGATTTAATAGGGTGCAGCCACGAGCCTCGCCGTAAAGCATCTGCGCAAGGGCTATCACGTCGGCCTCGGTAAAGTACATCTCGTACTCAGGCTCTGCCACTTCCACTACGCACAGGCCGTGCGTATCAACCTCGGGCGGTACACCGTCCGCACCGGCCTTGTTGCCCCCTTTGCCAAGGGCAAGCAGTACCATGACTATCAGCGCCAGCAGCGCCGCGCACACCTGAGCTATGATGATCGTGTATTTATTCATCGTTTGCCCTTCTTTTCGCAATTATTTTGCCGTACAATCCGCATTCTTCAAGCGGTACTTCACGCAGCACTTTTGCTTTGCGCGCCCGGACTTTACCGTCGCCATACAGCGGTACAAGCACATCGGATTTTTCGCATTCGCATTCCAAAATCGCAAGATCAGACCAGTTTGCGCCGTAGCTGATTGCCCACGCCTTATGTGCAAGGTGGATACCGGCACCGCAGCTGCTTAGTACGCTATTGGTGAAACCGTTATCGGGCGTAACAATGTCGCCTATGGTGTAAATAAATTTGCAGTCGTAGTCTGCGTGATATGCGCCGTAGTAGAAATGCACGGCTTTATACATTTTGACTGTTGTATCGGTCGCATCCAACCCGTAAAAATCTATATATTCATCAATGTTTGGTGGATTATAAACTATACGGGCATTGCCGTTGAATTCGAGGTTATTATTTCGTGCAGCGTCTACGATTTGGCTGTTTCCCCTCGCCACGACGGAGCTGTTTTCCCTCGCCACGACGGAGCTGTTTTCCCTCGCCTCGACGGAGCTGTTTCCCCTCGCCACGACGGAGCTGTTTCCCCACGCCTCGACGGAGCTGTTTCCCCTCGCCACGACGGAGCTGTTGTCCCACGCCACGACGGAGCTGTTGTCCCTCGCCACGACGGAGCTGTTGTCCCACGCCACGACGGAGCTGTTGTCCCACGCCTCGACGGAGCTGTTGCCCCTCGCCTCGACGGAGCTGTTTTCCCCCGCCACGACGGAGCTGTTTCCCCTCGCCACGACGGAGCTGTTTTCCCTCGCCACGACGGAGCTGTTGTCCCACGCCTCGACGGAGCTGTTTTCCCACGCCACGACGGGATATATGAACCGGCGCTTAACTAGCGCACGGTTAAGTGGTGTGCCAAACTTAATTATCACTCTGCCGTTATAGTCCGCGCTTAGAGCATCGAGCTCGGCTTGTGATGTGCATATAATTTCTTTCATCGTTGTTCCCCTTTTTACTTTCCTGTAGATTTCCTTAAGGCTTTCAAGTTGCTGCACGCTGGCCTTTTTGCTGGGGCGCCATGCGACCGCGACCTTCGCGGTCTGGAACTTCTCGCCGCCGAGTGCGTCGGCTGCGTCGGTCTTAAAGCGCTCTGCCTTGCGCTCGATCGCGTCCTTGCGCTCCTTGAGTACCTTGATTTCCTCCGCAATCGCTGCCGCGTCGCTTACGCAGTTTTTGTAAAGCAGCAGCGTGTTTTCAATGATCTCCTCGCGGCTTATGCTAAACTCCGCATACCTTGCCGCGAATGCTTCGGGGTCTGTAAGCTCCCCCGTCTCAGGGTCTACAAACTCGTCGTAGAGCTTGTAGATCGCGTTGTTCACTCAGTAAAGGTTCATTGTTTTCCTCCTTATTTGTTAATCTTTCTTCCGCGATACTAATACCTACGCCCTGCGAGTGTATATGTGGGTGCATTCCCAATTTTCGCTTTCTGGATAGTCTTTCAGCATCCGCTTTCGGGCGTTTTCCTCTGAAACCGCACGATAGCACACCAGACCGCCGTTATCGGTTCTAAATTCAAAACCGTAGAAGTGTTCACCGCGAACGCCGCTGTTCTTCAGCCGCCCCTCACGGATGATAACTTCAACCGTGGTTTCCGCGATTTTTCGCCCTCTCGAATCGCAACCGTCATCAAAGCTTCCGGCGAGGACTTCGCAATCAGAATAGTGATCCTTATACTGCCGGTACGGCATACGCCAGCGAAAATCGCCATCGACAAGGGATGCAATCTGCTCTTCGCGCTTCTTGTTTTCAAGCTCCTGCTTGGTGGGCTGGCGCTCAATCAGTGCCTTGACCCTCACACGCTGTAGAACCGTCTGCCTTGTTCCCTTGTATTCCCCGTGGTCTTTGACCGTGGCGCTGATGCTGATTTTGTCACCTCGGCGAATCCCAATCTCGATGGGGTCACCGTACTGGTTTTTCTCGCCGGTCTTATACGCCAGATATGCGCCGGACTTATAAACGATGGTGTTGCCTTCATCATCCTTCATGGTGTAGATGTAACGGGAAGCGCCGTAGTAGCTGAACTTGTAATCCAGATATTCGAAGATGTTGACCATTGTGACTTCGGCTGTGACCTTGCTTCCAATGGTGCCGATATAGCCGTCCATTGCGTTCACTCCTTATTTATTAATTTTTCTCCTTGCGCACTGCCGGTCTGCTTCATTGGCAAACCACACAAGCGCTGATATTACGCCGCCGATGATGAAAACAACGCCCATAACGGCTATGAAAAATAAAGCAATCATCATTCTTCCACTACCAGCCTGTCCGCACAGAATTTGACCATAGCGTCAACCAGGTCTGCAACCTTAGCGCCAGTATCGTTCTGCATCATCCTGAGTATTTCGTTGGTGCTTTTGCGAATAGATATCTGCGTGTAATAGATTTTGTCCGGCGGTAACTGCCGTTTAACTACAAATTTATCTATTTCTTTTATCATTGTCCTTTCTCCTTCCTTGTAACGCATAGTGTCTGTTTTAGACACTTATTCAGCAAAAAAAATTCGATCAACCGTAGTGCTGTCCAAATTGTACTTCAGCTTAATTTTGAATATCTCGCCCTGTTTAAATTCCGTGCCGTTCTCATTTATTTTATTAGACACAGACTGTTCGGAAATGCCGAGATATTCAGCCAACGACGCATTGGTGTCACCATTGAGAGCCATTATGCTTTTTAGAAGTTTTCTGTTCATACGGTTTAAACTCACCTCCTTGTTTCTGTTTGTGTCCATTCAGGACACTTTATCAGCTAAAGCAATGCCCTAACATTTGTGTCTGATTAGGACACTGCCAATATAACACGTTAATTTTTAAATGTCAACAAAAATTTTTCTCATTTCTAAAAAAATATTTGATTTTTAGGAAACAGTAGTGTATTATTAAGACACGAAAGGTGGTGACCTTAATGGACATCGGAAAATTGATAAAAGATGCCCGATTAGCAAAAGGCATGACGCAGGAGGAGCTTGGTAATCTTGTTGGCGTTCAAAAATCCGCTATTGCTAAATATGAAAACGGAAGAGTTGTAAATATAAAGAGAAGCACCTTGCAGCGTTTAGCCAAAGTGCTTGATTTAAAGGGATCTGATTTGATAATCGAGTCTAACCCTAACGAAGCAGCTTCACTAAGTGCAATGGTGCTTTCTGATAGTGATTTGCGTGAAGTAATCGAGCTTTATATAACTTTAACCCCTGAAGATAAGAAAACCTACAAAAGCTTACTTGAGCGATTAGCAAAACAGCAGCCGTGACAGCTCAAGCATGTATTCTAACTGTGCTGTCGAAAGATTAATAAGTCTCTTATTCATTTCAATGATCTTAGGCAGATTCTTAACTTCACATTTTTCGAGTGTTTCGTATAGCTCTTTTAATTCCTCTTTCGCTGTCATTCCCGCTCTCCTTCCGTTTTTTTGTGCTTTCTCTTATATAGATAAATTTATTCGTTTTCTGTCCGTTTAAGATATTACTACGAATGCGTAAACATTTCAAGTATTGTTATGCACAAACGTAAAACATCCTTTTTGTGCAATTTGCGTGATGGATTATATAGGCAATGTTCACAATCTGCGATTGCTGATGTTAAGCAATCAGCCGAAATTGTTGAAAATCGTGGAATTGTTGGGGTGTAAGTGGTATAATTGTTAATATCCACAAAATACACGGATTGATGATTAAAGGGAGGAAAACATGAAGAAATGTAAGTATTGTATGTCGGAAATTGACGATAAGGCGAAAATTTGCCCACACTGCGGTAAGCGTCAAAAGAGAAGCGTTATAAAGACTGTTCTCAGCTGCATCTTTCTGCTTTTCGTAGTACTGGTGATAATCGCAATAGCTACCGGCGGCGGTGATAAAGACGAGGCCGGTATCATGACTATGGATAAGTTTAATGCCATTCAGAACGGTATGACCTATGAGGAAGTCGTTGAGATCGTCGGTGGCGAGGGTGAGCTTTCAAACACTGCCGGTGACGGCGAGTATAAAATTGAGCTCTATTCTTGGGATGGTAACGGCAGCGTTGGCTCAAACGCTAATGTTACCTTCACAAACGGTAAAGTCTCCGGCAAGGCTCAGCTGGGATTAGAAGCGTCAGCCAGCAGCAAAGAGAGCACCTATGAAACTAAGCGTGACCTTTTTGAAGATGAAAATCTTAAAGTTACATTTTTAAAAGTATACGAAGATGATAATGCAGAGGGTATGCTTTATCTGCAATTGAACGTAGAGAACAATTATAAGCAGCGGATCACTGTTATGCTTGAAAACCCTGTTGTAAATGGTTATAACACAACCACTCTCGGCGCAATGCCTATGGAAATCGACTCGGGGGCTCAGAACAAAACGCCTTTCATTTATAACGAGAAAAACATCGGCATGGACAAGCTGGGCGATCTCGAAAACATTAAATTTAATATTTCTATCTATGACTCCGAGACTATGAGCAATCTGTTCACTTCCGGGCAAATAGTCATTGACTTTGAGAATTGATTTTCAACTCACCCTGCCCACCGCTGCAACCCGGTAGGCAGGGCTTGTAACAGATATCCCTTGTAAATCTTTTATCTGCTACGGTTATAGCGTAACAAAATATACCTCCGAAATCTATAACGAAATCGCCGAAATGACGCTTTTTCAGTAGTTTCGCCAAAAACAAGAACATTTCGGCGAAAACAAGAATGCTTTGGAGATGATAATTGACCGTGCAATCGACTTATGAAATTCCCGATTTGACTGTGGTTTTCGCCAAAATCCGCAAAGGTAAGGACGCGTCGGGGCTAACTAATCAGGAAATCGCCGACAAGTCCGGCATCGCGTACAACACCGTATGCAATATAACCGCCGGTACTGCAAAGCAGGTTTCGTTCCACAGTGTCGCCGCCATATGCGTTGTTCTCGGCCTGTCGCTGGATGAAACGTTGGGTTTGCGCGACACCGATACTAACGACTATATCCGTGAGCTTGAGATTGAAAACGCCTGCGCGAAAAATGACGTTGAGCACCACAAGCGCATGAACGCCGTTTATAGGCCGCTGATCTTCTGCCTTGTCGGTGTATGCGCTATCCTGCTATGCGCAACCATCGGATACGTAATATTTGATGTACAGCTAAAGAACATCGGTCTGTTCCGCTCCGGCGGCTTAACGGTGCTGGCCGTGTTCCTGGCTATCGTGGTGCTTGCTGCCGTCGCCCTGATCGCCTTTGCGGTGAAAACCGTAATCCATGATGCCAAAACAACAAAAAGCCCACAGGAGTGATTCTGTGGGCATTATTCGCTATAAAATTATTTTTGGCGAATATCTAAGGGGGTTAAAGCGAATAATGAAATGCAAAAAATGCAAAGCCGATATACCGGACGGTTCAAGATTCTGCAATATGTGCGGCGCACGTGTGGCAGCAGGCCGCAAGCCGAAATCTCGCGGTAATGGTACAGGCAGCGTCTACAAGCGCGGCAGTGGCTGGACTGTGGTAATCGTCGAAGGATATGTAATCGACGAAAACGGCAAAGTACACCGCAAGACCCGTTCTAAGGCCGGTTTTAAGACAAAAAAAGAAGCTATAGAATATATACCTATCCTTAAACGAACGCCAGCTTCAAAGGCTAAAAACGCATCATTTACGCAGATGTATGAAGCGTGGTTACCTACGCACCGTGCCGGTAAAAATACAATAAACTGCTACAAATCAGCGTATAAATACTTTGAAGCTGTTTATCATTTAAACCTTCGCGATATCGAAATAGAAGATTTGCAGGAATGTATCGACGAATGCCCACACGGACGGCGCACCAAAGAAAACATGCGCGCACTATGCGGCCTTATCTACAAATATGCCATACCGCGCCATTATGCCGAGTTGAACTATGGGCAGTATTTGAACGTTGACGGCAAGCACAGCAGTAGACCCGGCCTGCCTGATGATGCGCTGCCAAAGTTGAAAGCGCATGTTAACGGCGTGTTCGGCGCGTCCTATGTCATTTGCCAGTGTTACTTAGGTTATCGCCCTACAGAATTTGTCGCGCTGGATGCATCGCAGTACATCCGCGCTGAACGCGCATTTATAAACGGCATTAAAACCGAAGCCGGTATAGATCGCATCGTTACGATATCGCCGAAAATACAGCCATACATCGATGCGCTGTTGCCGCCCGTCAAAACGTCCGGCGCGGTGTTCGTCGACAAGGACGGCAAAGCCTTTACCGTAGAACGCTACAGGGCTTTATTTTATAACGTGCTTGAAGCCTGCGGTATAGATAATCCCACGCAAGAACGCGACGGAAAAACCTTTTATACATATACGCCGCACAGTTGCCGTCACACGTTTGCTACCCTTATGAAGCGTGTAAATGGCGCGGATAAAGACAAGCTTGAATTGATCGGGCACACCAGCGACGATATGTTAAGGTATTATCAGGACGTAAATTACGCCGATTTGCGCAAAATAACCGATGCTTTGTGAAAAAAACGTGTTGCGCTATTACAGACATATTACAGACAAGGCCATTTTTCAGCAGAAATGCAAGGTGCAAATTTAGCAACTTTTCAAGGCAAAACATACCCGTAAACGCAAAAAAGACCCGAAAGTTTACACTTTCGAGCCTTATTTGTTGGTGGAGATAAGCGGGATCGAACCGCTGACCTCTTGAATGCCATTCAAGCGCTCTCCC